ATGGGGAGCCATACTCGTAACGTACTGACAGTAAAATCAATCGCGGCCAGTAAATCCAAGAAGCTCCGCGACGGCGGCGGCCTTTGGCTGGTAACGAAAGGCGATGCGCGCTATTGGGTTTTTGATTTTACCCACAATGGAAAGCGCCGGCAACTCGGGCTCGGGCCGCTGCTGAGCGTCGGTCTGGCTGAAGCAAGGGCGAGGGCCGATGAAGCGCGCAAGCTCGTCCGACGCGGGGTCGATCCGATCGCCCAACGCCAAGCTGCCGAGGTCAAAGCGATGACGTTCGGCGAGTATGCCGACTCTTTCGTTGATGCTGCGGTTAAGGCTGGCCGCTGGCGAGGGGCGAAGACCGAAGCAAGGTGGCGAAACCTCCTAGAAAATCATGCTGCGGGTCTCCGACGGAAGGCGCTGAACGCGATCGGCGTTCCCGATGTGCTTGAGGTGCTGAGGACGGTGTGGGGAGTCCGGCAGGAAACCGCGGAAAAGCTGAGGGAAGCTATCGAACGTGTGCTGGATGCGGCTAAAGTGGAAGGGCACCGGAGCGGCGAAAACCCGGCCGCCTGGCGCGGTCAGTTGGAGCACGTGCTTCACAAACCCAATATTTTAACCGCAAAGAAGCACCACTCCGCGATGCCTCACGCTGAAGTTGCGGGCTTTATGAAGAAGTTGCGGAAGGTTCCAACGGTCGAGGCGGAAGCGCTTCAGTTCTGCATTCTGACCGCCACCAGGAGTGGGGAGGTGAGGGGCGCAGTCTGGTCGGAGTTTGACCTTCAAAAGAAGATATGGGTAGTCCCGGCTGTTCGAACAAAGCCGGGCAAAGAGCACAGAGTTCCCCTCTCTCAACAAGCCGTTACGCTTCTAAAGCAGATGGTGAAAAAGTCGGTGAATGACTTTGTTTTTCCTAGCGTGCGTGACGGGAAAATGCTGGCCGACGCAACGCTTGGGACAGTGCTTAAATCCGTCGATACTAGCGGTTATACCGTGCATGGATTTCGAAGCGCATTCAGGGATTGGTCTACGGAAGTTGCCCACGCGCCCCGGGAGATTGCCGAGGCCGCACTGGCACATGCCGTCGGCGACGCAGTGGAGAGGAGCTATGCCCGGTCTGATGCCTTGGAACGGAGAAGGGCTCTGATGCAGGCGTGGGCGGATTACATTGTAAGCGGGTCTTTGACAAATGCGTCAAGCTAAATTTTGCAACCGAAGCGAGATTATTTACTTGCTAAAATTGTAGAATTTAACTATATAAGTTGTCACGGTCATCATGGTGACTGTCGCGGGGTGGTACCCGCCAAGGACCAATATGAGTTGGTCCGACCCATTTGGGTTAAGCAGCGGAGAAAATCCGCCGGCAGTGCGTCCGAGTCGCATGGCGCTTGCGTCGTTCAATCTCAACCCGGCATGCCCGCCGGCCACCGAACCTTCTCGAATTAAACCTAATTCAATTGACGCCAGGAATCCGTTCCGAGTCATCTAGAGGAGACACCATGATCCCGAATAACGACAACTGTCCCGTTCTCGTTTCGCTGAATGACGCCTGCAAACTGACAAGTATGAGCCGCTCCATGCTCAACCGGTACCGCGCGGAGGGCCGTTTCCCGGTCGCCGTGGAGCTTGGCGACCGTCGCGTGGCCTTCGTCCGTGCTGAGGTCGTGGAGTGGGTCGCGGCGAAAATCTCGTCAAGGGCGGCGGCGTGACCTGCCCTTGACGCTTACAGTCGCACCCCGGTTAATGACCCGCGGCGCCACCGCATTTACTCCCTACGCCTCTCACCAGCACATCATCACAGAACCGGCCTCATCGCCGGTAGGAGGAATCTTGCCTATCATCAGCACCAAAGAAGGCACGGCCATCAATTCGGATCACGTGGTCCAGTTTACGCGCTTGCGAAATGGCCAGACGCGTTTTCTCCTTTCCACGGGCGGAGAGGTGACCGCGGAGGCTTACCGTGAGGATATCGATGACCTCTTTGTTCCGGTATTGCCCGCCCAACCCGGCTTCGTGGCGATCTTTGTCGATCGTTTGAGCGGTGGCACTTTGCACTTCCGGCACCGCTCGGTAGTCGCCTGGCGTCTCTGCGCATCGGGAAATTACCCGCTCTTCGAGGGATACGGTGGAGACGCAGACGACTACGCAGTGATCATAGATCCTGCCGGCGGAGTCTTTGACTCAGATCACAACATGTGGCCCACACTTGAGGACTGGCGGAAAGAGTACGAGGCGGAGCAAAGCGAGATCGCTGCCAGCGTGGTGAAGGCCGCCTGATGGGCCACCCTTCAATCATTGCAGTCAGACCGGCGCCTCCTGGCGCTGGTCGGGCCATTGCGTTCGTCGATGTCCAACTCAATGGACTGCGGCTGTTCAATTTGAAGCTGGTCGATGGCCCCTCGGGGCGGCGGATTCATGCGCCCTCCGCGTACGGCTCGTCTGTTGCGACCTTCACGCCTGACCTCGCGGCTACACTGGTCCGCCTCGCCAACCAATCCATCGGAGATATCGCCCGCCATGACCGCAGCCACGCAGCCTAGCCCCTCGATCCTCTTCGATGAGCCAGCGATCCGAGAGCACGTGCAAATGTTGCACGAGCTTGCTAGTGGCATTGATGGCGTTCTCGTCGTCTCGGTTTTCAACGCCGCCCTGCCGACAGACAAGGGTATAATCACACACCACCGCGTCGGCGACGTTGACGGAATGGTCGACGCCATAATGGCGCACGCTAGTACGGACCACATGAACGTCTACTCTGGCCTCCAGGTCATGCGTTCCGGCTTGGGGCGCGGCAAGCGCGGAACTGAGTCGGATATCGTCGCGGTGCTCGGCCTCGTGGCCGACATGGATGGAGACACGGGAAAAGCGGCCGGCGAACTGCCAGTCGAGCCCAATTACACGATTGAGACGAGCCCGGGGAACGGGCAGCCCGCTTGGTTGTTTGATCGCGCCTTGCCACCGGCAGAAGCGAGGCCGCTTGCAGCAGCTCTCCGTCGCGCCACAGGTAGCGATGCGGGGACCGCTGATATTTGTCACGTCTGGCGCGTCAGTGGCACTCTAAACTGGCCTGGCGCCACTAAGCTCGCCCGCGGCCGCTCGCCAGACCCGGCACCGGTCACGATTGCCGCGGCATGGGATGGGTCGTTCACCAGCGTTGAAGACCTCCGAACCGCGCTTGAGCCGTGGGCTGCGGTTCCAGCGGCTGCGGAGCCAGTGGCACTGGGCGAGCTTCCAACGGTCGACTGCATCGAGGTCAGCCCCGTCGCTGCGGAAATGCTGTTGGCGGATGATGTTGAAAAGCGCTCCGAGCACGCGGCTCGCGTGGTCGAGCAGTTGGGTTTCGATGGGCTTACAGCGGAGCAGGCCTGCGCAGTGTTCCTTTCGGCAACTGGCAACTGGTTCGCGCGATACGAAGGAAAGGACCCGGTTGCCGACTTTACGCGGCTCTGGGGAAAGTATGGCGCTCACCATGCCGAGGAGCGGGCGCATGCAACCAACGTGGCGGAAATCTTCTCGGGCAGTCGTGCTAAGACCCCTCCACCCGCGGCCAACGACAACAAACCCACGCCCGCTCTGTCCATTTTCGATTGGACGGCAGACAGGTTCGTTGGCGCCGCGCCTCCGGTCGAATACCTCGTCGACGGCGTCATCCCGATGGGAGTCCCAGGAATGGTGTCCGCCGCTGGTGACACCGGTAAGTCGTACGCGTTGCTGGAACTGCACCGAAGGATCGCGTTCGGTTCGACCAAGCTCGCCTCACCCATCTTCGGGGGCAGGGTGGTCGCCGAGGGTACGTCTGTGATGATCACCAGCGAGGATGACGCAAACGAGGTTCATCGGCGCGTTGCAGCACTCGACGACAGGGAGCAACGCTACACGGCCGCAGGCAAGCGCATGATCATCGTGCCGTTGCCATCTGCCGGTGGTGCGCGCGCGTTCTGGCGAGAGGATCGAAAGAGGGGCCTGCTGGAGACCGACGATTTCAGGAGCATCTGCGACCAACTCCTTAGTATCTCCGATCTTCGGCTGGTGACATTCGACCCTTTGGCCTCGTTTGCCCATCTTCCGCTGAACGAGGACCCGACTGCGGGCCAATTTGTTTGCTCGTCGTTGGCGCGGCTGGCGTCGGAAACGAAGGCGACGGTGTTGGTTGCCCACCACATGCGTAAGTCCAAGGCCCCGATCGAAACGCTTTCAGACGCCCGCGAGGCGATCCGCGGCAGTACGGCGCTGGTTGACGGGTTACGGTTGGCGTATGCCATGTGGCCGGCTGATGAGGCCCGTGCGAAGCGGATCTGCAAGTCGTTGGGCATAGGTCACGAGCCCAACAAGATCGTCCTCGGCGGCGTGGTCAAGGCGAATGGCGCGGCGCGGCGGATCATGTCCACATACGCTCGAAACGAAAGTGGCCTGCTGGTCGACCGCACGGCTGGGCTGGGAGCGGCGGCTCCCGCACAAGGTGACCTTCGTGCGGCACTAGTGATCTCAGTCGAGGCCGCAGCGGCTGCTGGCACGCCCTTTAGTAAGACGGGTTCTAGTGGGCTTTTCGAGCTGCGAGAGCGTCTTCCAGAGGAGCTTCGGCGACTAGGCAAAGCCCGCCTTGTTGCCCTCGCTACTGATGCGCTCGAACGCGGGGAGATTGTTCGCGTAGCGGCTCGCGGCGAAAAAACCGCAAAATGGCTCGACGCTCCGACCGGCATGTTTGCCGCTGGGATTGGTACTTTCACGGCTGGAATGCCGCGCTGAATATTCGTTCCCAGAGAGCGGTGGGAACGGGCGTTCCCGTGGGAATGGGAACGCTAAGAAGTTGTTTATGTTGAATTTCCCGTTCCCGTTCCCAGCGTTCCCAAGAATTTTGGGAACGGCTAAGTCTTTGAAAATAAAGCCGTTCCCACGTTCCCAGACTTTACCCTTCTTTAGAAGGGGAGGCGTCTGGGAACGCCATCCCCGAAAGGAAGGAGAACAGAATGATCCAACCCGTCTACCAACCTGAACTAAAATGCACCGTCCATGGCGTCTGCTATGACTTCGCGACCCAAACCGGCACCCTCGCGATGGACGAAATGAATTGCGCCGATATGGCAGGAGCGATCGCCCTGTTCCAGCGTATCGATCCGTCGGTGAAAACCATCGCGACCATTGCCGGCGGACGGGACGATACGACCTACCAACGTCGGGGCACCGAGTGGGTGGCCTCGTCGCCGGTAAATTGAAGGAGGATTAGATGGCCGTCGAGAACTTCGAGCACCATCTTCAGAACATTCCCTACATCGAAGACGAACATGACGCTGACCGATATCTCCGCGCCTTCGATCAAATACTGGCAACGGGGCCTGAACTCGATCCTGACGTGTCGATCACCGAAGCAAGCCGCGATGCAATCCGGTTCGTCGCTGACGACGCGTTCCGCCGCGGCTTTGAGGCTTGCCACGACAACCTCTTGGCTCCTCTTCGGCAGAGCAGCATCACGAAGGAAGACGCGGAGAAAGCGCTCCAAGCGTACGGCCAGCGTGTCCGCCAAGGCATAGCTATGATTTTCGAAGACGGGCCCGGAGTTCCAACGCAAACGAGCGTTGACATCGATGAAATGCCGTTACCTCCATTGAAGGGGCTGCTGCAATGAACTGGTCGCCTAGGGAACTTCGATTGACGCGCGTCCAGGCGGAGTATTTGCGGCGTCACGATGCGTCGGTGCATCAAGGAATTAACGACAGGACGGAATTAATTCTGTCCGCTCGTCGGATGTTTATGTGGAGGCACGGCGGTGACGGGGAGTTTTTCTTAGTTCCGTCTCCGAAAGGCGAAGCAGCATTGGCGAAATTTTACGCGAGGAGAAAACGATGACGGAACGCACCTCTGAGGAACACCGCGCCGAAGTTGAAGTCTGGCGGGCAACGTCGCCCAAGAACGATCATGATATATTCGGACGGAAGTTGAAGTCCGAAAAGCCGAGACATCGCAGCCTTGCCAATCTCTCCGCACTGCTCGCCATGCGCAGCCGCCCGATCGGGGTGGCGGAAGGTGTGCCGGGGGAGCTAGCGCCAGTCATATCCTCGAACTGGCGGATCGCCCCTGCGAATGACAATCGATCACCGGACGAAGGCTTCGGTGGCGAGGCCGCGGTCGAATATGTACCGTCAATCGAGGCGATTGAAGCTGTCCTCTCCGGTCTCACTGTAAGGTGCCGCCCTGAGCCCATGATGCTCGCTGGTGGCCGACATGAGGGCCGCCGAGCGAGTAGGACAATAGAGGCCATTCCGGTCGACGGCGACGTTGAATTCGGCACCCACATCGATGATGAAGGCAAGGCCCACCGTGTAATCGTTCGCATCGGCAAGCTTCGTTTCAGCGATGGAACACAGACGGAGCGCGGCCAGAAACTCTTCGTCGATAAAGTCGTGGAAGCCGACATTGAGATGCCGGTCGGCGCGATGCTGGGCTGCCGGGAGAAGGCAACTCGAGAGAAGGGGGCGGAAGCGGACGTCTCGTCGACCAACGCGCACTATCGATGGATGGTCACCGGCCGGGTTGCCACGCCTCCAAAGTTGCGCCCCAGGAAAAGCGAGCGGCGCTCAATCTCAAACGCGGAAGCTGCAAATATGCTCGCTGATGCCTACGCGAACACTCCGGTCATGCCAAAGGTTAAGCGCTACCCCGACGGTTTCCCGGCCAGCCCCACCAACTTGCGGCAGCTTTTCATCGGAGGCCGCAAGGGCAAAAGCGGGGAAAGCGGATCGATGGCCTGGGAGGATATTTTCACAGAGAAGGAGAACCGGGAGATATTCCACCGTGGGCTCGATGCAATGCAAGACGAGCACGTCCGCGTGCTTACCGAGGCGATGACTGCGAAGAGCCTTAGCGAAATCGGTACTGCGCGCGGCTTCAAGGGTCGGCACGCGATCGACGCTGGCCGGCGTTTGCTTGTCTCGGCAAACGACAACTTCGAGAAAGCGATGGATTTGGCGAGGCATGCTGCCGAGGGCTAGGGAAGTTTTTTGCACCTCAACACCCTTTAAGGTGAAGGGGTAGGCAACCGCGTTGCTGCCCCACACCTTTCCGGGCGCACATACTGTTGCGACGGAGGCTCGGCCAGTGATGAGTCGGGCCTAACTACCCACCGACGGTTGCGAGCTTAGGCCGCGATATTCGGGGCGAAAGCCTGTCGGTTTTCGCGAAATACGAAGGTGGCCGAGCCAGTGATGGTTTCGTGATGCGAACGGGTCATATAGGCACGCAAGTGCTCCGACCTGCACCTTCGTTCATTATTGGCAAGGCAGGACTTTGTACGCCCTGAGAAGGTCCGCTCCAGCTACGGCGCGCGCTGGCCGTTCCTTGCTGTCGACAAGAGGATCAACGCGGCAGTCTCGCCCCAACGGCGTAGCAACGGCGCCTCTTGTCCTTCTATTGCCCAATCTACGGCTAGATGCCAGCGGCTTGGACGCGGCATTCCGTTGGGTTTTATGAGCATCCTGGTCCTCTGACGGTTTGCTTGCGACGGGCATAGTACCGTGGTTGGTAGGCGATTATGCCCAACATCCTGAAACAACAGGAGGGCGCTGCAGACGTGCAGTGGCTGGATGCAGGACCATGAACCATCTCAGGCGCGCTCATGGTTCACCTTTCCCCCATTGCCCTTGCGCGCCTCCTCCGCAGCATGGGCGATCGTGCGGCGGCCTCCCTACGGGTTGAGGTCGCCGCTTTTGTTTTCAGTGCACGTCTAGCCTAGTGGTAAGGCAGCGGTCTCCAAAACCGCCAAGGTTGGTTCGATTCCAGCGGCGTTTCGCCATTCACGGTGATCCATGGCCAGAGCAGACCTTCGCTCTGCCGAAGCCGACGCCTATCGCCGCCTGTACAAGACGGCACGATGGCGCCGGATACGAGAGCACCAGTTAGCGCTTCACCCCCTGTGTGAGTGGTGCCTGGAGCGGGAAGAGGTCACGGAAGCCACTGAGGTCCACCACTCTGATGGTGGCCACAAAGGCAACCTCGATAAGTTTTGGTATGGCCCATTCATCAGCACGTGCAAGCCTTGCCACGCATCAAGAGGGCAGCTTGAGGACAACGGCAAGACGGTCGTGGTCTATGGTCCAGATGGATGGCCGATCGGTTGACCCGCCCCGGGCATCAGATGTCTGGGGCCTTTGGGGCTGGGAACCGGCGCTGGGGTTTTTCGTACATTTTTCCAATTCAAAAGTTGAGGGTATGCGATGGCAAAGCCACGCACGCCGAAGGCAAAAGCTGCGGTAACGGGGCAAGCCGCGGTTCGCAGGAAAAAATTCGAGGAGCGCCATGAGCCGGTTGTCGCTGACGCTGTCGGCGAGCCGTTCGAGTGGTTGAATGAATTCGCGCAGAAAGCATGGCGCGAGATTGCATCTGAGGTGCCCTGGCTCAACTCGAGCCACCGAGGTCATCTGGCGATCGCCGCGAACATCCGCGGGCGAATGATGAAGGGTGAAGACGTTGGCGTGCAAGCCATGAACCTTCTGCGTCAGTGCTACGGTCAAATGGGGGCGACACCGGCCGATGCCAGCAAGGCTGGAGCAAAACCGGATGGCGAGCGCAAAGACCCGGCCGACGAGTTCTTCGACGAGTAACATCCCTTCGCACTTTGACCCAGTATACCCAACTGGTCCGGTTGATGAATACGCGGAAAAGGTAATCAAGGGCGACATCGTTGCCGGACCACATGTGCGGAACGCATGCCGTAGGCATCGTGACGACCGTCTCAACGGTCCAGCGCGCGGCGTCCACTGGGACCCTGCGGCCGCAGATCGCGTTTTGCGATTCTTCCCGGCGGTGCTGCGCCTCAATGGCGGCCAGTTCGAAGGGCGGCCATTCCACCCGCACCTGTCGCAGCAGTTCAAGATCGGCTCCATCTTCGGATGGAAGCGCGTGGAATCGGATGGCGCAATCCTGCGACGCTTTCGACGCGCCTACATTGAAGAAGGTAAGGGCAACGGAAAGTCGCCATTGGCGGCCGGCATCGGTCACTATTGCCTGACATCGGACGGCGAGGCGGCGGCTGAAATCTATGCGGCTGCGGCCAACAAGGACCAGGCTTTCGTTCTGTTTCGCGATGCCGTCGCGATGTACGAGCAGTCTCCTGCTCTCAAGTCCAAGCTGACCCCGTCGGGTGGCAACCCAGTCTGGAACCTCTCGTATCTGAAAAAGAGGTCGTTTTTCCGGCCTATTTCGCGCGAAGGAGCCCACAGCGGCCCACGCCCTTACATCGCGCTCTGCGATGAAATCCACGAGCATCCGGACGGCAAGGTCATCGAGATGCTTGAGCGCGGTTTCAAGTTTCGTCGCCAGCCTCTTTTGTTCATGATCACGAATTCCGGTTCGGACAGGAACAGCATCTGTTGGGACGAGCATCAGCACGCGGTCAAGGTGGCGGCGGGAACGCCAACGCCAGACGACGATTTCACCTATGTTGGTGAGGTTATTGACGACACGACTTTCTCGTACGTGTGCGCGCTCGACAAGGATGACGATCCGTTTACGGATCCAACTTGCTGGCAGAAGGCAAACCCACTTTTCGGGGTGACGCTGAAGCACGATTATCTGGCTGGCGTCGTCAACCAGGCGAAGGACATTCCTTCGAAGCGTAACGGCATTCTTCGCCTGCACTTTTGCGTGTGGACGGAGGCCGACACTTCGTGGATTCCGCGGCCACTGATCGAAAAGGTCATGGTCGACTTCGATCCTTATGAGGAGCACAAGGGCAAGCCGATCAACGCGGCTGGCCTGGACTTGTCTGGCGCGAAGGATTTGACGGCTGCGGCTTTCGTTGTCGAAACGGGCACAAAGCGCATTACACGCGAGGACGGAACGGAGGCGGACCTACCGACCTACGACGCCTGGATTGAGGCGTGGACGCCTCGCGATAGCATGGACGAGCGTACCAAGCAGGATCACCTGCCGTACCGGCTGTGGTTCGAACAGGGCTACGTGCATGCGCCAGAAGGCGCTCGAATTCGCTACGATCATGTCGCCGCGATGTTCGCCAAGCTCAACACTGAGCATGGCATTAGCGTGCTAGCCTACGACAAGTACGTCTACGACAAGTTCGCGGACGAGCTAGACGGCTATGGCGTCGACATCAACAGCGTTGCGCACCCGCAAGGCGGCAAGAAGCGTGCAAAGCCCGACGAAAAGAAGGTTCAGGCGGCAAAAGATGCCGGCGAACCACCTCCGTTGGGCTTGTGGATGCCTGGAAGCATGGCTGCGCTGGAAACGCTGATTCTCGAAGAGCGTATCCGACTTCGGGAAAGCCCGGTCCTGATGGGGGCCATCATGGCCGCTCACGTCGAGACCGACCCACTTATGGGTAATCAGTGGCTATCGAAGCTCAAGTCGACGCAGAAAATCGACCCGGTTATTGCGCTGTGCATGGCGGTGGGTGCTGCAGTCGATGGCGCGCCTGCTTCACAAGGTCAGTCCTTCTGGGAAGTCCTCGATCCGTCCGCTGACTATTCGCAAGCCGCCTAGCCCATCGGGCAAATCAAAAACAAGGAATGCCTGATGGGTATCATTGCGAGGCTTCTTGGTCGAAAGACCGAGGAAAAAGCCGTGTCTTTCGACCCTGTGTGGCTCGAATTCTTCGGCGCCAGGACGTCAAAGGCCGGCGTTCCTGTTTCTTGGGAGCGGGCGCTGGACGTCAGCACGGTTTTCGCCTGCATCAGGGTGATTGCGGAAGGTGTCGCGCAGGTTCCGCTACGGGTCATGAAGGAACTGCCAGACGGAAAGGGAAGCGTGCCGGCGCCAGAGCATCCGCTCTACAAGGTGCTGAACAGCAAGCCAAACCAGTGGCAGACGTCTTTCGCCTTGCGCGAGACGATGATTTTCCATCTCGCGCTGACCGGAAACGCATTCTTCTACAAGAATATCGTCCGGAACCGGGTCAAGGAGTTGATTCCGATTGATCCAGGTTGCGTGACGATCACGCGCAACAACGATTATTCCCTGACCTACACGATCACAGACCTCGCGGGGCGCTCTATGACGCTGCCGCAGTCGATGGTGTGGCATATTCGCGGGCCGTCCTGGGATACATGGCGCGGGCTGGATGCGGTTAGGCAGGCGCGTGAGGCAATTGGCCTTACGATCGCAACCGAGAACACGCAAGCCGAGATGCACGCCAATGGCCTGCAGACTTCCGGCACGTATTCGACGGAACAGAAGATCGATCCTGAGAAATACAAGCAGATTCAGGCTTGGATTGCCGCACAAATCGGCGGTTCGAACCGTCACAAGCCGTTTGTCATCGATTCCGGGTTCAAGTGGACGCCTCAGTCCATGACTGGTGTCGACGCGCAGCACCTTGAGACTCGAAAATTCCAGATCGAGGAAATCTGCCGTTCGTTCCGTGTTTTGCCCCCTATGGTGGGCCATTCCGGCCAGGCGATGACCTTTGCGAGCGCCGAACAGATCTTCTTGGCGCACGTCATTCACACGCTTATGCCGTGGATCGTGCGCATTGAGCAGTCGATCGACAACGATCTGCTTGATGGCGACGAAGACGCGGCATTTTTCGCCAAGTTCAACGTCAATTCGCTCCTTCGCGGCGCCCATAAAGACCGCGGCGAGTATTACGCCAAGGCTCTGGGTTCCGGAGGCGCTCCGGCTTGGATGACGCAGGACGAGGTTCGCGCGGAAGAAGACTTCAACGCGATGGGTGGCGAGGCCGCCAAGCTGCCGAAGCCGACAAATGTTGCTGGTGGGCAGGCCAAAACGCCCGCAAATGACGAAAATCCAAAGGAAGTGGCCGCATGACCATGGAACATCTTCAGGTCAAGTTCGCGCCAAGCGAACTTGACTCTGTTACCGGCGAATTCAAGGGTTATGGCGCCGTCTTTGGAAACATCGACAGCCATGGTGACGTTATCGTGCCAGGCGCCTTCACCGAGACGCTGGCGGAATGGGCTTCCAAGGGCAGATTGCCCGCCATGAAGCTTATGCACGGCAGCGCCATCAACATTTTCACTGGTGACGACATCCCGATCGGCAAATGGACCTCCATGCGGGAGGATTCACGCGGTTTGTATGTCGAGGGCAAGATTTCTGGCCTAGATACAGACTACGGCCGCCGGATTCACGCCCTCATGAAGGACGGCGTGCTGGATGGTCTGTCGATCGGGTATCGACCGAAAAAGGCGTCTGCCGGCAAAAATGGTGCGAAACGACAGCTAGAATCGGTGATTCTGCGTGAAGTTTCCCTGGTCGACGAGCCGTCCAACGACAAATCCCGCGTTACTAGCGTGAAAAACGAGTTCAACCCGCGACTTATCGAAGACGGCCTGCGTGACGCCGGCCTGTCGCGAACGGACAGCCTGAAAGCTGTCTCGGTCTTCAAAAGCCTGCTGCTTCGCGACGAAGCAGAGCCGATTGACGATCTTCGTGATGAAGAGGAAGCGGCAACCAAGAGCGAGGCTGAGCTTACGAAGCTGGCCGAGCGCATCAAGGCGCTGATCGCCTAGCCTTGTTGGCTATCGCGGCACGCTCTTTCCCCAAGAAACATCACAGGAGATCACCATGACGGATAAAACCGCCATCGAACAGGTCATGACCGCGTTCGAGGAATTCAAGTCGACCAACGACGCAGCAATCCTCGAGCTTAAGAAAAAGGGCGTCAACGACCCTGTCGTTACCGATAAGCTGACCAAGATCGAAGCCACTCTGGCGTCGTTCGAGGACGCTAATCAGAAGGCAACCGCTGCTCTGCTCGAGGCCAAGAAGGCCGCCGAAGACGAGAAGAAGCACGTCGACGAACTGGAAGCCAAACTCAACCGGCTTTCGCTCAAGGGCTCTTCGGATCCGGCAAGCCGCGAAGAAGAGCGCAAGGCCCGCGCTAATGAGTGGCTTCGCGCCACTGTCGGCGCAATCACCAAGGGCGAGTTTAACCTGAACGCCGAGCAGCAGAAGATGCTGGCTGACGTCAAGGAAGAATATAAGGCCATGTCGGTCGGCAACGACACGACTGGCGGCTACCTCGCCCCCCTGGAGTACGTCCGCGAAATCATCAAGGGCGTCACCGAGCTTTCGCCGGTTCGCTCCATGGTTCGCGTTCGCCAGACCGCTTCCAAGGGCATCCAGATCCCGAAGCGCACCGGCCAGTTCGCTGCCGTTTGGGTCGCTGAGCAGGGCACTCGTTCCGAGACCGACGGCCTGCGCTACGGCATGTGGGAGATCCCGGTCCACGAGATCTACGCGCTGGTCGATATCAGCGAACAGAACCTCGAAGACTCGGCATTCGACATGGAATCCGAAATCCGCTTCGAAGCCGGCGAGCAGTTTGCCGTCGCTGAAGGCGCTGCGGTCGTTTCCGGTAACGGTGTTGGCAAGCCGCAGGGCTTCATGGACGCTGGCGCCGGCCTGGCAGAGAATATCTCCGGTTCGGCCGCTACCATCGCCGATGCAGACGGCCAAGCCAATGGCCTGCTGACCCTCAAGCATGCGCTGAAGACTGCATACACTCGCAATGCGGTGTGGGCTCTCAACCGAACCACGCTCGGCTCTGTCCGTAAGCTGAAGGACGGCGACAAGAACTATATCTGGATGCCGGGTATCGCTCTCGGCAAGCCGAACACGATCGACGGCGACCCCTACGTCGAGGTTCCGGATATGCCGAGCGAAGGTGCCGGCGCCTTTCCGATCGCTTACGGCGACTTCCAACGTGGCTACACGCTTGTCGATCGCATCCAGATGTCGATGCTTCGCGACCCATACACGCAGGCGACGTCCGGCAACGTCCGCTTCATCTTCCGCAAGCGTCAGGGCGGCCAGGTTGTGCTCGCCGAGGCCATGCGCAAGTTGAAGTGCGCCGCAGCCTAAGCCAACAGCGGGCGGCCTAGTGCCGCCCATTCTTTCCTAGAAGGAGATAGCCTGATGGCTTCCAAGGATACTTTCAATAACATTCATCCGGTGATTGCGATCGCTCCGATTACGATCACTGACGGCACGGCACTGGTTTCCGGCGCAATCGATACCGCTGGCTATGAAAGCGTGACTTTCGTTATCCAGACCGGCACGCTCGCCGACGCTGATGCCACCTGGTCCGTCACGGTCAAGGACGGCGACACGTCCACGCAGGGCGCGCACACGGCAGTCGCCGACACTTTCCTGCTCGGCACTGAGGCCGCCGCTGGATTCGCCTTTGGCGACGACGGCGAAGCTCGCAAGATTGGCTACATCGGTGGCAAGCGCTATGTCTCGATCGAAATCGATGACGTGACGGCGAACACTGGTTCGGCTCCGATCGCGGTCGTCGCTATCCTGGCCCATGCCCGCTCTGTCCCGACCCCGACGCTGTCGTAATGATGCACCGGGTTGTGAGGCCGTTTCCGCTTTCGTTGAACGGCCTCACGCTCATTGACCTGAATGTGGGCGATGAGCGTTCAGACTGGGGCGGCATGGAGGCTGGACTTGTGGCCGAAGGCTATATCGAGCCAGTGTCCGTTCCGTCGCCAGAGCCAGCGACAGAGAAGCCTACGCCCGTTGCAGTTCCGCTTGCGCCACCACCTGGCCGACGCCGAGGACGATAAATCATGACATTGCGCCTTGTGACGGCAATAGCGCCGATTATCAGCCTAGCTGATGCAAAGGCGCATCTCCGCGTCCTTCACGACGATGATAACGGTTATATCTCTGGTCTTGTTGAGACCGCCGGAGATTGGCTGTTCGGCGAGAATAGTTGGCTTGGTCGGGCCGCCCAGTCTTCCGAATGGGAATTGACGCAGGCGACATTCCCGGTCGGGCGGATCGATATCCCCAAGCCGCCGCTGGTGTCTGTTGATGGCGTGTTTTACACGCCATCAGACGGTGGAGCGGAGCAGGAAATTACGGATTTTCGGACATTTGGTGAGGGCGGCAGCGGCTACATCCTGCCGGCCGTGGACACCGATTGGCCGGAGACTGACGGAGAGCCGGAGTCGGTTCGCATCGAGTTTACGGCCGGATACGCCACCCTGCCGGCATCCATAAAGCACGCGGCGCTTCTGATGATTGGTCATTGGTATGAAAACCGGGAAGCTGTCGCCGAAGCTAAGTTGAGCGCCGTGCCGTTGGCAGTCGAAGCGCTCCTCATGCCCTATCGAAATTGGCCCTCGTAAGGGCAAGGAGACCTCATGACAGCACTCAGCATTACCGCGGCGAACGTCGTTGCGGGCACGAATTCCACGCGCGATATCGGCACGGCTGGCACAACCATTACCGCAGGGCAGGCTGTCTATCTAGACACCGCCACGAACAAATGGCTGCTGGCGGACACCAATTCCGCAACGGCCGCCGCGCGTGTAGCTTCGGCTATTGCGCTGAACTCGGCGAGCCTGAACCAGCCTATTTCGCTGCACAAGAGCGGCGACATCACGATTGGCGCGACTGTCACCGCTGGCGTTGCCTACTACCTTGGCGGCACGGCCGGCACGATAGTTCCGGTGGGCGATCTGACGACGGGCGACTACCCGCAGATTGTCGGCATCGCGAAGTCCGCGACTGTCCTTGCGGTCGATTTCCAGTCGGCTGGAGTGGCGCTGTAAGATGTGGATCCGGTTCACCAAAGATCACAACTGGGTGCAGCCGGGGTTCACTATTGCCTACAAGGCGGGAATGCACCTGAACGTCACGCGCGCCTGCGCTGACGAGGCGGTTGCGGCAGGCAAGGCAGTAAGGGCGGGAGCGCCTAAGCAGGAGGCTGCTGATGGCAAAGAAGCCGAATAGCGGCGCCCTGCGCGTCAAACTGCACTTTCAGGTGCGGCCTTTGGTCGACGACGGCATGGGCAATGAGCAGGCCGGGGATTTCGCCACGGTCTTCACCGACTACGCCGAGCTTATCCCTCTTCGGGGCGGCGAGCCCGTGCAGGCGGCCCGTCTGACGGGCGTGCAGCCGTATATCGTGCGAGTGCGCAGTCACACTGCCAGCCGCGAGGTAGCGCCGTCCTGGCGCGCTCTGGACGCCCGCAATCCGAAGCGTGTTCTGAACATCAGGACGGTCTCGGATCCGGACCAGACGAACGCCTGGCTCGAGATGATGGCCGACGACGGTGTGGCTACCTAGCGGCAGGCAACGTAACGCGGGGTAGGGCATGGCGCTGAAAGCCACAATCACGGGCAAAGATGCGCTGTTTCGCCGCCTGACAGAGGTCGCTCCGAACGTGGCGAAGTACGCCACGGAAGCCAAGCGGAAGGCCGGCGATGAACTGGCTGAAGCTATCCGACGTCAGGCGCCTACGGGCGCGACGCTGGAATATATGGAAAGCATTGAGGCCGACGAGCTCGCCAACCGTCCGCATCAGGAGCGCGTGAGCAAGGCGGCCGCCAAGGATCCAACGGCCGTTGGGCTGTTTGCTGAATACATTTGGCGTTGGTTGGAGTTTGGCACTGCGCCGCACAATACCGCCAAGGGCGGTGGCACTGTCTTGGGACAGGCGACCCGCCGCGAAGGCGGCGGCACGCAGCATCCTGGTACGCGCGCTCAACCACATATTTTCCCGACATATCGGGCGATGAAGCCGAAAATCATGAAGCGCATTCGTGCTGCGGTGAACAAGGGTGTTCGGGAGGCCATGAAAAAATGAGTCCCGAATACGAATTGCAGGGTGCGATTGTCGCCAGGCTGAAGGCTGATGCGACACTGATGGCGCAGGTCAATGGCGTTTATGACCAGTCGCCTACGACGGCGTGGGCAACCCCGAAGGAGGGCTACGTCACGATCGGCGAGGCGCAATTCATCCGTGATGATGCGACCTGCCTTGAAGGCGGTGACGTCTACCTGACTCTACACGCTTGGTCACGGAAGGTCGGCTTTCCGGCCGTCAAGGAGATTGCTTTCGCGGTCTCGGAATCACTGCACATGGCACCGCTGGTCTTGGCCTCTTGGCGCCTTGTTTCGATCATGCACCGACAGACGCGCGTTTTTCGCGATCCTGACGGGCTAACCAGCCACGCCGTCATTGAGTTCGCGGCGTCGGTACACAAGCCGCTGGCCTAGGCCGGGCATTCCTCAAAATCACACTGAAGAACGTCCGGCGCGCCCGGCGAAGGAGAAATTATGTCAGGTGAACAACTCGGCCGGCTACTTCTGATCAAGCTCGGCGATGGAGCCAGCCCCGGCCCGGAAGTCTTTACCAATCTCTGCGGCCTCAAGGACCGCAGTTTCGACCTTTCCGCAAACTCGGTCGACACGACCAAGCCTAGCTGCACCAACCCCGGCGGCCCGGTTCAGAAGACCAGCCGTCCGGGCATTGTGAGCCGCACCTTCTCCGGCTCCGGCACGTTTGTGTCGAGTGCTGCAATGAAGGCGTTCATGGTGCATGTGAACGACGCGACGGTCTTCAACGCGCAGGTCGTCGTGCCCGGTCTCGGCACCTACGAAGGTTCGTTCTTCGCCGCCAACTTCACCCTCGATGGCAGCATGGAAGACGACCTCCAGTTCAGCGGTTCATTTGAGGCTGCTGACGCGCTGACGTTTACGGCAGAGGTCTAATCCATGGCTAAAGAGGAGAAAAAGCCGGTGGCCGTAGCTACCCCAACGAAACCCTCCCCGCTTCAGGTCAATGGCGCCCGCGGGGAGGTTGCCCTGTGGATCGGAGATGTTCCGCTGGTCATTGCCGCGACGATGGGCGGACTTTCCGCGGTGTCGACACGGCTGGAGTGCAAGTCCTTTCAGGATCTGTTCGTCCGACTGTCTGGCGTCGAGGCTGCGGCTACACTGGCCGGCATCGAACTGCTGACCGTCAAGGGCGATCGTCTGGCGGCCATTGACAGCTTGAGGCTAAAGCACTTCCCGGCTTGTGCTGCGGCGTTCTCCGCGGCTCTGGCGCATCACTTTGATGATGGTGACGAGGGAAACGTGGAAGCCGTCGAAAAGGCGGCATAAAACGAAAAGAAGACCCGTTCCCGTGGCGAGACTGGATGCGGATTGGCTTCGGCGGGCTGCAATGGCGGCCTGCTGACTTCTGGGGATCGACGCTCACCGAGTTCTTTCAGGCCATCCACGGCCGGAACGAGGCGAATGGCGCGGAAGACAAGCCGAAGGCACCGACCAAGGGCGAGATGGCGGAGTTGTTGGCGGGGTATGGTTAGCGATGGCGAGCGGTAGCTGCGTCTAGGTCGCTATCCACGACGGCGCCAGCCATAAGGCAGCGTAGCAAATCCTCTCGCTCGTCAGAATCCACGCGATTTGCCGCAATATCATCGATATGCCGCAGGCAATTCTCGCGATTGATTGCCATTTTCTCTGTGTCAGCCGCTGAGCCGCTGGCGACCATCAAGGCAACCGCGACAGATATAAACGCCATCCTCTTCACGTCCGCCTCCAAAGCCCGCCTCGCGCGGGCTTCTCTATTTTAGGATGAACCCGCCTTGGCTGACAACTCCACCGACGACATGATTATCGCCATTGGCGTTGACGTGGCGACAATCCGGCGCGGGCTGAAAAAGCTGGAGCAGGAAGTCGCTTCGTCCACCGGCAAGGTCCAGAAGCAATTCGAGACCGTCGGTCGTGGCATCGACAACGCCATGACGAGTGCGATGCAGAACCGCATCAACGCCATGGTGGGTATTGGCACCAAGGGCGCCAAGGAATGGACTGGGGCTCTCGCCGACCAGGGCAAGGAACTTGAGCGACTTCGCGCCAAGTACAGCCCGCTTTTCAATACGATCAATAGTTATAAGGCATCTCAGGCGGACATTCGCCGCGCTCATGCGCTTGGCGCCATTTCAGCCGATGAGATGACGAGCGCGCTGTCGCGAGAGCGGCAGGAGGCCCTGAAGTCCATTGCGGCCATAAAGGCGCGCAATGCCGCGCTATCCGATACGCCGAACGGCAGCCTGGCGCGCGGTTTTCAGACTTCGAACATCGCCGCGCAGTTCCAGGACATCGCTGTAACCTCTGCGATGGGCATGAGCCCGTTGCAGATTGCGCTCCAGCAGGGCACTCAACTTTCTGCCGTGTTCAACCAGATGGGGTCCGGCAAGCAGGTCGTGGCCGGCCTCGGAGCGGCATTCGCTTCAATCGTGAATCCTATCTCGCTCGTGACGATCGGCCTGATCGCGGGCGGCGCCGCGGCAATTCAATATTTCTCCACGATGGAGTGGGGCGGCGCCAAATCAGAGGAAACTCTGAAGAAGGAAGCCGAGCTCGTTGCGGCTGTTGCCAGCAAGTGGGGCGAGGCGCTGCCCGCCCTGAAGGCTTACAACGACGAGCGTCAGCGGATCGCTGGCGACCAAGAGCTTCAAGAGGCTCTAAACATCGGCAAGAGCGCTCAGTGGGATGACCTCCGCAAGGCGCTTGGTGATGTTGATATCACCATTGCGGATATCGTGTCTCGCATTGCTCAGATGGGCGAGGATACTGGCGCGATTTCGTCGCTTCAGTCCACGTTCAACGAGCTTACGAAGGGCATTGACGACGGAACGGCATCAACCGCTCTGGCGCAGCGCGCTCAAAAGGAACTGGCGGACGTTGTCAAGAATAACGCAACGCCAGAACTCGAAGCGCTGCTCAAGATATTCCAGGATCTGATACCGGCAATTGACGGTGCGTCTCGCGCAGCACAGCGCTTTGATTTGGACGATGCTATTGCGCGGACCTCCCGCTATCCAAGCCGCGGCACCTACGGCGGTGTGACGCGGAACGCTGACGGCACACCGCAAGGTGAGGGGACGTCGCTGCCGTTCAATGGCCCGACGTCAGAGAGCCGCCCGCTTATCGAACTGGACGGCTTGCCAGGCGCAGACAAGGCCGGCAAAAAAGCCGAAACAGCCGCGCAAAAGGCGGCAAACGCTTACCGTGACCTGATCAAGTCGGCCGACGACCGTATCGGCCAGTTGCGCCTTGAGACCGAGCTAACCGGCCAGTATGGCGTTGCGACGGATGCCGCACGTTTCCGGCTGGAGCTTTTGCAGCAGTCCGAGGACAAGGGACGGTCGCTCAGCCCGACGCAACGGGCGGAAATCGAGCAGAAGGTTGCGCTATACGAGAAATACTCGCAGGCGTTGGCTGAAACCAAGCTTCAGCAGGACTTGCTGAACACGGCTCGCTTCAATACGCTATCGCCTACTGACCAAAAGGTCACTACGACGCTTCGGCAGTACGGTCTTCCGGAAGATCTAGGCAGCAAGAACGCCCAGTCGATCCGGCAGTCGCTGCAGGAGCAGGAAATTGCCGACGGCTTTAAATCGTTCGCGATGCAGTTCTCAACCGGGCTGATCTCGGAAGGAAAGAGTCTCGGCGAAGCGTTTGGCGATGCAGTGAAGTCTGCCGCTGCCAGCGCGATGCAGAAATCGCTGGAAAGCCTGTTCTCGCAGATTGGCAACGCGCTCGCTTCGGCCCTAATGCCCAAGTTGGGTGGCGGTGCTAGCGGTTCAGCTTTCTCTGCGACTACGACGCTCGGTGACTTGCTAGGCGCTGGTGCCGCTCCTGTCGGTGCAGTGTCCCGATCGGCGTTGCCGGCTGCTCTGCCTACGGGCGATATCGCCTCCTACATCACGCAGGCGGCGATCAAGCGCGGTATTGATCCGAGTATCGCCCTCAAGGTTGCAAAGTCGGAAGGCGGCCTGGATAGCTGGAACCTGCAATCCAACTTCGTCAAGAATGGCGTTCGTGAACCGTCATACGGGCCGTATCAGCTTTATATGGGCGGCGGCTTGGGGAATGCCTTCCAGAAGCAGACGGGCCTAGATCCGCGTCTTGCGGCGAACGGACCTGCGGGAGTTGATTTCGCACTAGACAACGCCAAGAAGAGCGGTTGGGGTGCCTGGTACGGCGCCGCGAAAGTGGGCGTCGGCAACTGGGACGGCATCGGTAAGGGCGCAAACACGGCGACCGCTGCGCTCGAGAAGATGGCGGCGGCATCGACGGAAACGACCAAGGGGCTTGGTGGTCTCGCCAACAGTCTGGCATCCGGTCTCGGCGGTGCAGGCGGTGGCTTTGACTGGGGCTCTCTGTTCTCGTCGTCATTCAAGCCGAACACAACGCTCTCGAACTTCCTGGGTGGCATTCCGGGTTTTGATGGCGGTGGCAACACCGGCATGGGCGCCCGATCCGGCGGCCTCGACGGCAAGGGTGGCTTCCTGGCGCTTATGCACCCACGGGAGACCGTGACCGACCACACGAAGGTCAACGCCCCCCGCGCACCACGCCTAGCCGCCGCCAACTCGAACCGCATGGTCCGCAACGAAACGTCGCTGACCGTTCAAATTCAGGGCGCCAGCGGCGACGACCATGTCCGCATGCTTGTGAACCAAGGCGTGCAGACGGCGCTTCGTGATCAGAACGAGCACATGCGCCGGCAGGGCTTCGGAAACATACAGCAAGCGTACACCACTGACAGGGGGTAGCCCATGGCTCTCATCGGCTTGCCGACTGTTTTTATCGACTTCTTGGCACCTGAAAAGGTGCAGGTCGACCCAAAGGGCGGCGCTCAAGAGGGTGGCCGCCCGCTGGTTGGGGAGCCTGCCGCAGCGGACATATCCGGCGGCGGCTTCCTGACGGCATCCTATGACGGATGCAAGATTACCACCGAGGAACAGCACGAATATGTGAACTACCTCGGTGCCCGCCTGAACGGCAGCTTCCGGAACGTCAATGTTCCGATCCCCACCGACTGGTGGGGCCCGTTCCCGAAGATTGGCGGAATTCGCGCGCCGTATGTGACGGGCATTCCGCACTCCGATGGATCGACGTTTAGCGATGGCTCCGGCTACAGCCAGGCAACCGTGTCGGGCACCGTGACGTCGAGTGCTGCTTTGCGTGCCGGCGTAATCACGCTGACCACGACCGGGATGAGCCGGCGCCTTCGTCACAGCGATTGGTTCTCGATCTATCACCCGACCAAGGGGTGGCGAGCATACCGCTACTGGGAGGTCATTTCGGCACCTTCCGGCACAAATGGGTCTTACACGCTCGCCATTTCCCCGCCTTTGCGTGAGGCGGTAACGGCCGGCACGCGCGTGGAGTTCGCCCGTCCGCGTTTTGTCGGGCGGTTCCCGTCGGACTTCACGCTGCCTTCCATCACGGAGGCATTCTTCGTGACCAAGCAAGATATTCGGTTCGTGGAGGCATAGCCGCCGGGCCGGCCAAAATGACCGCCATTTGCATCCAATTTCCGGCCCCTCGCGGCCTTTTTCATTACTGGAGGCCTGATGGATTGGGTTCCCTCCAATGTCGTCGACGCGCTCGCGTCTAGTCACCAACTCGGCATTTTCACCCACATCGCTACAGTCCCTCCTCTCCGCGTCTGGTTCGGCGTCGAAGATATCCCGATCACGATCGAGAGTGTGGACGAGGGTGGCGCAATCTACCAGGGCGGCGGCAGGCTTATCGGTCTCCCGACGCTCGAGGTGCTGGTGAACGGCACGGCTGATGCTGTCGAATTCACCATGTCGGGTATCGATCCGGCGACCGGCGCCGCTCTAATCAGCAGCATTCCGCCAGTGCGTGGCGCTGACGTCTATGTCGGCATTACCACGCTAGACGACTACTACCAGCCGATGAGCCAGATCATCCCGCTGTGGCGGGGCACGGCCTCACACACGACGGAGGCCAGCCCGACGGTAGTTGGACAGCAGAACCGCACCACAACGCTTGGACTGTCGATTACTTCCGGCGGCGAAACCAGAAGCCGCCCGTCGCGGTCGCTGTGGTCTGCCGCTCAGCAAAAGGCGCTCTCGCCGACAGACAGGTTTTGCGACAACACCTCGCGCATGGCGCGAATGGTTCAGCCGGTTTGGCCAAACTACTGATCGTCAGGGGCATCCATGGACATCAAGGGCTTTTTGAGCCTGCCGCATCGTTTTCGATGGGGCGGGGTAGGCGGCGACGACTGCATGACCTTCTGCGCAACATGGGCTCTGCGCGTGATCGGCGTTGATCCCGCAGCTGAGTTGCGTGGCGCATACCGCACAAAAGACGAAGCCCACGCCATTCTGCACGCCGCGGGCGGCCCGCTTGCCTTCATGGACGGTCGCTTGGAGCCGATTGGCTGCCAGCGCGTCGACACTCCACAAGACGGTGATATCGGCCTCGTGCGGATGCTTGCTGGCGATACCTACGACGAGGTCCGCCTGACTGAGGTTGGCGCCGTTCGCTTCGGCCCGCTCTGGGCATCGATCTCCCCGCGCGGAGTCGTGGCCTGCCGCGCCGAGGCAGTGGCCATCTGGAGATTGCCGACATGAGGACAAGGTACATCCCGAACGGGCTGGATCTGGCGAATACAACTTCTCTTTATGGCCCTCTTGCATTCGACCCGATTTTTACTCCGATTTTTATCGGTGCCGGCCTCACCGGGTCCATATCGTTTGGCGCCTTTACTATTTCAACAGCCGCTATTGCATCCGCAATCGCCACAACGGCGCTGTCGATCGGTCTGCAGTATCTGCTGGCGCCGAAGCCGCCAAAGCCGGACGACGGCAAGCAGCCGATGACGCAGGCAATTCCCTACCGCCATTGGGTGGTTGGGCGTCGCCGTGTTGCTGGCGCATACATGCTTTGGGATTCGAAGGGCAAATACCTTTACGCCGTGCAAGCTATTGCCGGCCACAAGATCAGTTCCATCAACCGCTACTGGCTGCACGACGACGAGGTAACGCTCGACGTAGATAGTAACGTCGAGGCTTTGGCCGACGGCCGCTACAAGAGCAACATGGTGCAGGTCTATTCGCGCCTCGGCCTGGCCACCGAAACTGCTTATGCGCCTCTGGTTGACGCGTTGTCCGCGGATGACGTGTGGACGGAAAACCATCGCGGCGACGGGCAGGCGTCTATTGCCCTGGTCGCGAAGACACCGGTCGCGAAATACTACACTGAGCGCTTTCCATATGGCGCCCCGCGGCTCTCTGTGGAGGTCGATGGCGCATTCGTCTGGGATTACCGGATCGACGAAGACCCGTCCAATCCGGCGTCCTGGGTGTTTTCGCGCAATGCCGCGCTCATCATGGCGTGGCATCAGTGCTTCAACGAATTCGGGCACAAGCGCGACTACACCAAGGCAATCCTCCCGGTCATCGACATGTGGAAGGCCGAGGCGGACGTCTGCGACGAAGACGTCCCGCTGTCGGGTGGTGGTACGGAAAAGCGCTACCTCTGCGATGGTTTCGCCACTGCTGAGAACGACCCAAAAGTCGGCACGAACGCCATTCTGGCGGCCTGCGACGGGTGGATCTGCGAGCGCGGCGATGGTGCCTTGTTGTTCGTGGTCGGCAAATTCCGCGAGGAATACTGCACCACGCTGCGGGACAGGGACATCACAGGCTATCAGCTTCAGCATGACGTCCTGTTCAAGGACGAGTGCAACCGGCTGGTTCCTAAGTTCACCTATCCAGCTACGGATTACACCACCAGCGATACCGACTTTTTCGAGGATACGGACGCGCAATTACTGTCTGGTCGCGTCTTGGCCCAAGAGGCGGACTACGGCTGGTGCACACAGTGGCGCCAGGCCCGCCGGCTCGGCATTCGTGACTGGCGGCGGTTCCAGCAGAAAAAGAAGGGCACGCTCGACGTGCGGCTTTGCGGCATCAACGCCGTGTATAGCCGGTGGATACGGATGGAGACGCCGCTTGGCCTCCCGTCGCTCCACGGTGCGATCATCGAAAACCGCCGGTCTGTCCTCGCTCTGACCAAGGGCGGGTACACGATGGATTTCATCCAGCACCCGGAGGACATCGACGACTGGACGCCGGCCACGGACGAGGGCGCTGCGCCGCCGGTCCCGCCGAAGCCGACGATTGCGGGAATTCCAACACCGGAAATCGACACAATCGAAGTCGTGCCAAAAAGCGGCGTTGTCTTCCTACGGATCTCTATCCCAGTTCCAGACGGCGATGAGGACGAGGTCGAAGATAAGTCTCTGTCCGTTCGCTACAGGCTGAAGGACGCTGGACTGGGGTCTCCAGGCGAGTGGGTTGAGCAAATCTTCCACGAGCCGGAAGTCGACGCTGGCGTCATGGTCGTTAGCACCGCTCCGGTCCCATCTGACGAACTGCTCGAGGTGGAGGCTGCATATGTTTCCGCGAAGGGTAAATATGGCCTCTGGTCTATCACCGAGGAAATCTTCACGACATCCGACCCGGTTGCTCCTCAGTCGCTTACAGCGTTTGCCGAGGTGGCTGGGACACACTATGGCGTAGCGCCATTCACGATAACGACGAAGAGCGACTCACACCTCGCACGAGTGGCGATCTACAGGACGACGGCCGGCGGAGTATTCAATGCTACCACCGACCTTGTGAAGGAAATCGGCGTCGCGCCTGGCTCGACGTTCTCCTACACGCTTGGCGATGCGCCAGTTAATGCGCTGGCCAACGCAGACTTCGCATCTGCGGCACCACCGCCAACGCTTGGAACCGGGTGGACCGTAAGCGCGGGGAAGGCAAATCACTCAGCTACATCAGGTGGTTCGCTAACGTGGGGTAGCCTAACGCTATCGGCCGGGAATGTGTGGAGATATGGGCTAACCATCGACAGCATTTCTGGCGTGAGCGCAAGCCTTACGCCGCGCCTGCTCGGTGGCACGACTGTGACAGGCACCGCTGAGACGACATCTGGATTCAAATCAGGCTTCCTGACTGCAGTTTCCGGTAACACCGCTTTCGCACCGATCGCGAATACCAACGCTGTTATCCAGATAGACAATGTTTTTGGCTTTGTCGGCACGGCGGCCCAAGAGCCTCACGGCACATGGGATTACCGCGCAGCGCCTCTGAACCTCTCGGGCGTTGCAGGTCCGGTCTCTGGGCCGGTTACGATCACGGTCATATAGCCTCTTCACCTTCATTGTTTTGCAGCCCTGCCGAAAGGCGGGGCTTTTTATTGGAGCCTAGAATGGCAACTGACATTACCAGCGTTTTCAACAGCGTCTACCAAGATGGGCCTGATGGAGCGCCCTACGAGCCGCCTAAACCTGAAATCCGCAGTATTGTCGGACCAGCCATCCAGAATGCAGTTGATGAACTGCGTGCAATCGCAATCACATCACGGCAACTGAAGGATGATGTCGTTGTTGCGGTGTTCTCGAACGTCAACCTCTCCAATGGCTTGGTGAATGGTGACATCGTAAATGGCGTGACGCTCGTAACAGGCGACCGTGTGGCCCTTCTTGGCCAAACCGCCGGCGCAACGGAGACAAAGTCAGACGGCCGCACAAATTCTCCGTCGAACGGCGTCTATCTCGCAGTGGCGTCGGGGGCTTCCACCCGTTCCACCGACACCGATACTGGGGGCGAGATGTCGGGTGCTACTTTCTACGTGCGTGGCGGTACCGTAGGCAAAGGGACGACATGGTCGCTCGCGACCGCTGGCACTATCACGCTTGGAACTACGCCGCTCTTGTTTGTTCTCGCCGACGAGCAGAACACCAGCAAGCCCGGCGCCCTCGATGCGCTGCGCGCCAAGGCGAATGCGCAGGCGACCGCCTCGTCGATGAACCTGACGACGGCGACCGGTGATCTTGTGCCGTGGACGGGGACGACAACGGTCAACAGCGTGACGCTCGGCGAATCGCTGCAGCGCCTCGTGATCGCGACGGACCCGTTCACCATCAATGTCAGCAGCACCCTCATCGGCGACAATGGCGGGCTGCCTGTGCAGGTGCGGCCGAACGACCTTCTGCACTTCACCGGCGATACCGGATCAGTCGTGCGGTTCTCGCGCCTGGCGGCAGCGCGTGACGTCTTCGAAACACTGGACCCGGTAACCCTCTTTGGCAACATGGACAGCGTCGGCCGTGCTGGCTTCGCCGTTCTTCGCCATGCTCGCGGCGGCTTTGTCCTGGTCGGCGGACAGGCTTCCGTGCTTTCTCCGGAGGATCGTCCCGGCGAGAAGGTGGTCGCATGGGCCGGTGCGGTCGACCAATTCGGCCGCCCGGTGATCTGGGCCGATCACAACGGCGGCATTCACACGAAAAGCGGGTCCATCTATCCGGGTGGCAGCTCCGGCGGCGGATCGTTTGACGAGAGCGAGATTTCGGCCTTCGACAGTTGGGCGCTGGCTCAGTCGGCGCTTGTGAAGGCAAATGGCAATCCCGGGCTCCAGCGCTTCGTCCCGGGCAAGGCGCATGTCGCACTCTATGGCCAGTCGCTTTCCGCTGACGCCGTCGGCCATCCCTTGCGCCACACGACCGCGCTCTATGATGCGATGATGCTCGGCAACAGCATCTATTCGAGCAGCGCGGCCAGCGCCAGCTTCCTGCCATTCGGCTCCAACGTGCTCAACACCTACGCCGGAACCGTGCTCAACAGCGCGGGCAACGCACTGCTCGATGCAACACAGGTGGAGGCGCTGGACTGGATGGATGGTGCTTGCGGTTCCGACCAGGCGACGGGCTTTGCCGACTTCGCCAAATTCCTGTGGCTCCAGCGCCAGTCGATGGGTAGCGATGCCAGCCGGCACTTCGTCATGACCTCGACGGGTCGGGGCGGGCGCAACATAGCCGAGCTGTCCAAGACGACGACGTTCTATGACCGGACGGTGGACGCGGCGAGCAAGATCAAGGCGCTCGATGCCGCCGCCTATATGCTGGCTCTGCTCTGGACGCAGGGCGAGGCGAACGTCGGCGAGGGCACCACCCAAGCGGCCTACTATGCCGCTGCGCGGCAGCTCTTCGACGACTTCGACGCCGATATCGCCACGGCCGTCTACGCGCAGGCTCGCAAGCCGGTCAAGCTGCTACACCAGACCTCCAGCCGGTGGGTAACGGACGCCACCAATCAGGCCGTGCAGATGGCGCAGTTGCAGCTCGGCGAGGATTTCGGCGACGTTGTGGTGGTCGGGCCGACCTACCACTATCCCAACAAGACCGAGGCGGACGGGCATCTCGACGCCAACGGCTACCTCTGGAAAGGGCTCGACCTCGCCAAGGTGCTCGACCGCGTCATCTACCAGGGCGAGGGCTGGCAGCCGCTCAAGGTCATCAAGGCCGTTCGCCGCTCGAATGAAATCCTGCTGATGTACAACGTGCCGGCGCCGCCGCTGCAGTTCAAGGACGTGCTCGCGGGCTACGCGCTGACCAACTACGCCAACCGCGGCTTCAAGGTGACGGATGGCGGCGGCGCGACCGTGGGCATTTCCTCCGTCGCGATCGTCGGCGATGCCACCATCCGGATCACGCTGTCCTCGGTGCCCTCCGGCACGCCCAAGGTCTGGTACGCCAGCCAGACCACGGCAGGGCAGGGCAACGTGTTCGACAGCGATGCGACGCCGGCAATCTACAACTGGCTCTATCTGCCCTCGGCCGGCGATGACGCGGCGGTCAATGTCGCCTCGTACGTCGACAAGCCGTTCCCCCTGAACAATGCAGCCTGCGTCCAGACGATTGACGCTGTCGTAGCCTAAAGGAGACCACCCATGGCAAATCAAGGCGCCCTGATCGGCCGCACGCTCGGGGCATCGTACGATGACAGCCCGACGATCTTCCCGGGGTTCAACAACGATTTCGGCGACGGGATGTACCTGTTTCAGGGCAACGAGGCGCAGGCGACACGCAACCGGGCGCCTGGCGGCGTTGGCACATCGCTCACAAAGGTCGGCGACGTCGTCTTCAACGGGGCCTACGTCTCGGGCGTGCCGATGTCGGCGTACTTCGAATCGCTCCATGCCGAGGTAGGGACCTATACCGCCTGGGGGATCATCGCATCCGACGATACCTTCGTCGGCGGGACACATCAGCCCGGGGTCTTCGGGAATTTCAACGGCTCCAGTGGATCGTCGATCTGGATCAACAACCACTCATCCTTGCCCGCGCCGGCCGCCCGGTTGCGGAACAACATGTATACGACAGGCGGCAACAACCAGGCCATCGTGAACGTCGTCGACATGACGAAATGGACGTTCGTCGTTTCCAAGGTCTCCGCCAGCATCTCCAGGATCGAGGACAAGACAAACGGCTTCAGCGGCGATGCCGCCACACCGACGGGTACGCGCGTGCTCGCGGCCCGGAACATGCGGTTCCTTTCCACCTATTCGCCGTCTCTCACGGGAACGATCAAGGCCGCCGCGCTGGGCTATCTTCCGAGCCGCATCTTGACGGACGCGGAGATCAACGGGCTCTATGCGCTGATGAAAGCGTACATGGCCCAACCCGGCATCGGTATCACCATCTGAGGACAACCAATTGCCACGACCCTGCAGGTGCAGTAGCCGCTAAAGCCCGAATAGGCCCGTCGCATAAAGGGCCAGCAAGGCGGGCAAAACAACCGTCGCCAATATCGCGGCGGCTCCCGTCAGCCACTTGATTGAATTCGCGCGTCGGGCGCGCTGCTCATCCCACTCATAGACCATCGGCACCTCCCGCCTCTGCCTGAAATCAACCACAGGCCGCAGGGTCTGTCGAGTCGTCCGAATGATATAGAAATTCGACAACCGCAAGCCGCACGCTCATCACACGGGAGGCGCCCGCCAAAGCCGGTTATGGTCAGATCCCGAAAAGTATCCAAGGCGGGATTCCTAGGATCAGGAGGCCGGCGACAACCAGCGCGCCCGCCGCCAGCAATGTGTGATCCTGCTCTTTCTGCTCCTGCGATCTGCCTTTCATAGCGGCCTCCTGCCAGCGTGATCGCCGCTCGAATTCACATCAGGCCGATTTGTTCCAGCTGCAACCTTCACACCAAAGGAAAACATCATGGCAAACCGCAAGCGCACCCCGCTTGAGGTCGTGAAAGCCATAAGCGATTGAGACCGGGGAGCTCGCGACTGCTCACCCGGTCTCTTTCACGGTCGCTCATTGGCATGCTTCGACCGCGCGCCAATAACGCGCAAATGTAAAGTCAGTTCCACCATAAGGACACCCCATGACCACGACCCCGCGTGGCGGCGCGTCCCAGCGCGACCAGAAGGAGCCCCATGGCTAGAGAAACCCTATCGACCGCCCTTGAGCTAATGTTTGGCCATGAGGGCGGCTATGTGAATGCCAAGACCGACCGCGGCGGCCCGACCAAGTATGGCGTGACCCACAAGACCCTCGCAGCCCATCTTGGCGTCGCGTCTGTCACGGCCGAGCGCGTTAAGGCCATGACCCTGGCGGAAGCGACTGCGATCTATCAGCGTTCGTACTGGTCGCAATCTGGCGGTGACGTGCTGCCGGCGGGCCTCGACTATGCGGCATTCGACTTCGGTGTAAACTCCGGACCGTCGCGCGCTGTGAAGTCCCTGCAGGCGGTGCTGGCTTTCAAGGGCGGCTATACCGGCAAGGTCGATGGACATATCGGCGAGCAGACGCTTGCCGCTGTGAAGGCCTATCCTGGCGGCGTGCGCATGCTCATCATCGACTATTGCGAGGAGCGCATGCGGTTTCTGCGGTCTCTGGGCGGCAAGACTGGCTTCTCGGCCAATGGCCGTGGCTGGACGATCCGCGTTACCGGCAAGGACCCAAAAGGCCAGTACAAGGCACAGCCCGGCGTCGTTGGCAATGCTCTCCGTCTTGCTGCGGCAAAGAAGCCGCTGGAGTCGCAGACGTCGGCTGGTAGCGCGAAAGCGGAAAGCCAGGACAAGGGCATCGGCGAAGTGCTGAAGAAGCCAGAAGCATGGGGACCGCTTGGCGGTCTCGTGTCGGCGATCGGGGCCATTGCTGCCGGTAGCGGGCCGGTGCAGTGGGCGCTGGCAGCTGCTGTGGTGGCTGGCGTGGCTTATGGCATCTACCGGCTGGTGAAGCGGGAGAGGGCCGATGCTTAATCAAGAATACCGCGGGGTCGAGAGCCAGTCGTCGGTTAGCACGATGAAACTATCCTTGGCGGCCGGCAACGCCCAAGAGGTGTTAGCGGCGCTTTGCCATGCGGCGCAGAGCCTTCCGGGTTTCTGCGACGCTCTTCTGGACCTCTTCGAGATCGGCGAGGAGCCTTTCGTTATCGAGCTTGACCGTCTCGTCGCATCCCGCGCAGACGAAGTCGTCATGCGCCTTTATCCAAGCGATAGTCTGCTCCGTCTTGTGGCCGCATTTCGGGCAAGGCAACCCGAACTTTTTTCCGTCGAGCATTTTCCCCTCCTGGTTGACGAAGGCGATATCAACACGATCCAAGGGGATACGCAATGCTGGCAATAGCATCGGGCCTATGGTCCCGCCTTTCGGGATATGCCGCTGCCATCGGCGTCGCGCTCGCGGTCATCGCGGGCGCCTTTCTCTATGGGCGGTCCGACGGCAAGGCCGACGCTGAAGCCGAACAGGCCCGCAACAATGCAAAAGCAATCAAGAAGGCGAGGGGCGTCGAAGATGCAGTTCAGGGTATGGGCAGCGCTGATGTTGACGCTGGTCTCGCTAAGTGGATGCGTGACGGCAAGCGGTAATTTCTGCGACGTCGCGCGGGCCGTGCGCCCCAGCGTGGAAGACAAAATGACAGAAGAGACGAAGCGGCAGATCCTGCGCGAGAACGAAAAGCTGGCAAAGCTTTGCGGGGTGGTGCCGTGACGCCAGAAATTCTAACTGGACTGCTTGGCCTTGTCACGCTGGTCGGCGCTGCCTTCGGGTATTGGCGCTATTTCGAATCGCGCGTTGCCGGCGCCAAGGACCGAGCAGACAAGGTCGCTGAAGACCTAGCGGCGCATCGCCTGCATACAGCCGAGACCTACGTCACAAAGTCAGGCATGCGAGAAATCAAGGATGAAATCTTGGGTGCCGTATCCGGCATCCGGGACGACGTTCGCCATCTGGCCACCCGCATCGACGGAATGCATGAGGCGGCCAATAAGGCAAAGCCCGTAACTAGACGCACTTCCTGATCCAGCCCCCTCTGCCTCACGGTGGAGGGGGCTATTTTTGTTGCTGAATATATGCTTAACAACGGGAGCTGCTCAAAAGCGCGCCCTTGTCACTTGGGGTGGGCAAATCGCGGCCACGCCTCGGCGTCGTCAACTGGCCGCTGCCACCCGACGAGATCGCCGCGCAGCATGCCGCTGCCTTCTTGATCGGCGTTTCGGCCATGTGGATCAGCGATGCGCTGTTCGAGTTCGTCGTTAGGCGCTTCAAGTCGGCCGGAGGGGAGTGAGGAGATGAAAGCTTCACCACTCTGCATCCGGGTTCCGGATGAACAGCGGCACCTCAGCATTTGGACCTCCTGCGGCTCGAAGTATGTCCATGCATCGCTTGCGCTCTTGCTCGATGCCGTCCAACACCATTTCGACTGGATCCTTTTGACCGCGCGCCAAATGTTTCGCTGTTATAGCCCACGCCGTTTTGTGAGACGATGTACGAAAGATTCTCGTCGTGCCTTCCAC